TAGAGAACGAAGGTAAACCGAGCAAGCTGAAGGCGCGGTTTTCAGAGCTGACTAAGCAACGCGAACAGGCTAGGGCAGACGCCCAGCGTGAGCGTGATGCCAGGGAAGCGCTGGAAGCACGGCTGGCGGCTTTGGAACAAGGACAAGCGCCGAGACAGGCTCCTGTTGCTGATGCCAAGCCTACGCCGGATCAATTCACGGATGCTTTTGAATACGCAGAAGCATTGGCTGAATATAGCGCTGAGAGAGCACTTAAAGAGCGGGATCGGCAGGATCAGGAAAGGAAAGCGCAAGAGCAACAGGCGAAAGTCGTTCAGACTTGGACCAAACGGCTCGAAGCGGCAAAAGTTGAGATTGACGATTTTGATGAGATGGTGTCGTCAAGCGATGTCGTTGTGCCGAATCACATTCGGGACGCGATATTAGAGTCAGACGTGGGACCCCAAATCCTGTATCACCTTGCATCAAATCAAGATCAGGCCAGAACCTTTAATGATTTGACGCCGGCTCAAGCGTTGAGAGCCATTGGTAAGCTCGAAGCAAAGTTTGAGAAATCTGAAACTAGCAAGCCTGAGCGATCTGTGGTAAAAAGCAAGGCACCAGCCCCGATCAACCCTATCAAGTCAAGCAACGCAACCGCTGACAATCTCGTGAATTCAAAAGGCGAATTTCATGGGACTTACGCAGCATGGAAAGCGGCTAGACAAGCCGGCAAGATTAGGTAAACAGATTAATGGATCTTTGATCCGAAGGAAATGAAATGGCTAATACCCTCTTAACGATCAGCAAGATCACCAACGAAGCGTTGATGGTCTTGGAAAACGAACTCACCTTCACCAGCGAAGTTAACCGTGAATACGACGATCAATTCGCCGTTGCCGGTGCAAAGATTGGTGCAACTGTTAACGTCCGTAAGCCAGCACGGTTTATCGGTGTTACCGGACCAAACCTGTCGGTTGAAGACTTTAACGAGACTTCAATTCCTGTCACTTTGAATACCCAATTCCACGTTGATACGCAATTCAGCACCGCTGATTTGGCATTGTCGATGGATATGTTTTCTGACAGATTGATCAAACCGGCCGTGGCCACAATTGCAAATCGGATCGATAGGGACGGTTTGGTTTTGGCTAAAAACAATGTGGCAAACATTGTTGGTACCGCTGGCGTTCCTCCTACCTCGTTGCTGACCTACCTGACCGGCCAGGCTTATCTGGACTCAGAAGGTGCGCCACGCGACGGACGCCGTGCTTGTATCGTCGAGCCGTTTACCTCGGCTACCATCGTTGATTCGCTGAAAGGGCTGTTTATGCCTAGCCAGAAGATCAGCGACCAGTACGAGAAGGGCATGATGGGTACCGATTCGGCTGGTATGCGCTGGAAGATGGATCAGAACGTGGTCTCGCAGACGTTCGGTTCCTACGCTACTGCAACCCTGTCGACCAACACGGCCACCTTCACGGGTTCGCTGACCTCGGGTTGGGCATCGTCCTCGACGATCACCATCGCTGCCGCTACCGCTGCCGCACCGATCAAGCAGGGCGACGTGATCACCATTGCTAACGTCTATGCGGTCAACCCGCAGAACCGTCAGCCATATGGCACGAACCGTTTGCGCAACTTTGTTGTGACTTCTGACGTTACGATCAGCTCGGGTGGCTCTGCTTCGGTCACGGTTTCTCCCGCGATCATCACCGCTGGCCAATTCCAGAACGTGTTTGTTTCGGCTACCAGCAGCACGGCTGTTGTAACTCCGTTCAATAACACTGGTACCGTTAGTCCGCAGAACATCATCCTTCACCGGAATGCTGAGACGCTGGCTTGTGCGGACCTTGAGCTGCCAATGGGCGTTGTGTTTGCTGGACGTGCATCGGATAAAGAGCTGGGGCTTTCAATTCGAGTGGTCCGCCAATATACGATCAATAACGACAGTATTCCATGTCGTTTAGACGTGCTTTACGGTTGGGCGATGCTGTATCCCGAATTGGCTTGCCGCGTTGCAGCCTAATCAACAAAGATTTAAGGAAATAAATCATGGCGAATCCAGGTCCCGCAAGTACCGTTGCCAATCATCCACAGAACCTTGGCACGAACCAGGCTCTGCGTTTGTTGGCGTCTTATCAATCAGTGAACCTAGCAGCGACAGGCGACACCGTTCTGCCGATCCTCAACACTGGCAGCTATAGCGTTTCAAACGTCATTGTGACAAACGCTTCTACTAACCTGAGCACCGCAACCGTCCCTTTGGCCGGCGTGTTTCCAGCGCCTGGCGCAAGCGGCACCGCAATCGTGGCGAATGCCAGCCTGAGCGCATTGACCAGCTCCACGGTTGTATCGCAGCGAACTGTGGCGTCTACGGCAGCGCAGACGACTCAGAACCTGTACTTTAACGTTGGCACGGCAGCGTCTTATGCTGCTACGGTTGACGTGTTTGTTTATGGTTACGATCTAACCTTCCTGCCTTA